ATATTACTGAAGGCTCTGGAGCTACTGGTGGTACAACAACAGGTGCAACAGGTTCAACAACAGGTGCAACAGGCTCAACAACTGGGACAGTAGGTTCCACGACTGGGACAGCGGGTTCTACGGCTGGCACAGCAGGCTCCACAATTGGCACAACAGGTTCTACTGTACCTGAAGGTTTCACCGGGGTTACAACTTCTTCTTTTGTCATATTATCCTTCTTATCCGCACTTGCGAAATTAACTACTGGAGTTCTGCCACGGTAAGCTGGGTTTTTAACTAAGGTAGCAGCGAAAAGTCTAGGATTAGTAAGCCACATATGGCCTTCTGCGTCATAAACCTCGTCCTCATAACCCACTTCCCAAGATATTTGTGCCTCACCTTGCTCTGTTCTGTCTCTAATTAAAGCGACATCAGCCGGACGTTCTTCAGGCCATAAGACACCTGTTCCAAGAATCTTATCCGGCAAAACCTCAGCCTGGGTGATAACACCTATTGGAGAAGAATTCTCGTGGTCTAGTATCTCTCCCGTTGTCATTTTAATCGGCATAAAAAGAGAGGACTGTGCGAACTCTAAAAAGTCTTCACTACGAATACCCACATTTTTAGCATTGGGTAAATTATCCGTAAGGATAAAATCAATTTTATTTATATAGGTATTTCCTAGAGAAGCTTCTGACTTAGGTACTATCAGGATTTTGCTGTTTAGTATCACTTTCTTCATCTACTTCTACCTCTACGAAGTATTCTTCTTCGTCTTTACGTAACATCTGCTCTGATTTAAAATCAAACCCCGCTAATTTAGCCAAACTTGATTTGGAAATTACACCACTACTTTCTAAGCTAAGTGATAACTGAATTAATTCAGAAAGCTCTACAAGATTTAATGGTGCAAATGAAACAGCAGGAACTTCTGAGAAACTATTTCTACTAGACATCTCTATAAAAATTGCATTGAGAAATAGAGCAAACTCATTTCTTACTGCTGTCATTGAGTTAACAGGAGAAAGCAAAGCTGAACTGGTGCTTCCAGTATTTGACTTATCTTTTTCTCCAGTAACTAAAAACTTTGGAAACCCTAACGAGTAAAGAATTTCTTGATTAATTTCGGCATATTTTCCACTATCAAGTAACGCATCTAGTGGAGGAATAACCCAGGAAATTTCTACGGTATGATTTGTAAAGAACTGGAAAACTCGTTCTTGATTGTTGACATTCCTATTTCTATTGAATTGACTTTGAAGTTCATCAATAATATCGTCATCCTCCTCGGTTAGAGGAAAAGTATCGTTCCCAACTTTTACATGCAAAATAGCGTCAATCACACGACTTATCATGGCATAATCCATAGCCCGTAAGTTTCTCTTGTGAATTAACAATTCTAAAGCTGACATAAGATAAGGGATTGGATAAGGATTACGTAATAGAGGTTTACGTCTAATTACGTGTCTTCCAGATAAAACAAAGGAAGTTTTCCCTTTTTTTACATCTCTAACAAAATCTGGAAAAGATTTCTTTAACAATTCAAATGTTTCTTTATCTTCAGTCCCGTCTGAATAAACTCCATTACCCTTAATAAATACAAGATCTTCGTCTGGAACTTTCCAAACTGGAATTACGTGATTAGGTAGTGGAGTACTTTTAAGTTCCACCTGAGAGGGATCACGAATCCAAATATCCATAGGGATTTCATAATCTTTTGTGAGACCTGAAATCTCTTTCGTGAGTGTTCCCCAAACTACTTCGGGAACTACTAAACCAGAAATATAATATTCTGTAGCTGCAATAGATAAAAACTCCATAAGCTTTACCATAACATATGAGAACAAATTCCTGCTCTCATCATCCATATTGTCAGATAAAATATTGAGACCATTCATTGAAATCTCAACTTGCTTATCAATAACGGATTTAACTAGACCTTCCCGCTCGTAAAAGTAATAACAAAGTTTAATTATTTTATGCCATTCTGTAGGCATTTCAAAATGATCAAACTTAAACTCTGCTGATGGAAAAATCTCTGCGGTCCACGGGTTAAATTCTGTTGAAGCTTGAGCCCTTATCTTAGAAGTTAATACTGATCGATCATCTACGTCTGCATTTAATGCGCCCATGTTGCTCCAATCAGTCTAATAGCTTTTGTTTCTCTCTTGAGATCTTGCTCAAGATACATTGCGTAAGAAAAACATAGCAAGGAGGCAAAAATATGGTCGTCTCCCCGAAGGCTTCCGCCTCTAGTTCTTACTCGATAAATAGTTCTATTTGATTGCGTTCTGGAAGACTCAACTCTCTCTAATTCTGAAAGAAGCGCATCATCCCTAGTTGCAAAGAGTACTTGTTTGTTGTCCATTAAGAATCGAAGTTTCTCAACAGAAATATTCTTAACATAAGATTTTAATGGATTACCATCTAGATCAACACCTAGTTCTATAGATTGACCAAAATTTACTGAGACTAGACGCTCTCGAAAATTCTTGTGCTTAAATTTCTCTGAAGTTAACTCTTGAGTTACAGCCATTCCGGCATGCCCCTCATCAATAGCTAGAAAATAAAAACGATAAATCGTATCTAATTCATCAATAAATTTCAACTGTTTAGGATATTCAATGTTTTGTAGAGTAATTCTAGCAAAATTTCTCCAAACATTATCAACTCTTTCGAAGAAAGAAATAATAGTTGGATCAGAATAACCTAAATCAACGCCCGCAGCAACCGGGCCACTAACTCTAGGTAATGCTTTTAAGAGACGCTTAAACTTTAAAGGATCATTTTCAAGATCATCTTTTGTCAAAGTTCCTGTAAACATTTTAAATGGGCTCACAGGAATAGTGTCCCTACTAAAAATTCTAATAACAGGAGAAGCATGTTCTCCAAGAACTAGTCTCTTGTAATCGTCGGAATCTTCTCCCCCGTATTGTTCTTTATCTCGTTGCTTAGCCTCTTCTGAATAGCGTGGATTATCAAATGCTGAAACTCTATGAGTGTTATACTGAGAAGATATTTGGTCGGTATAGAATAAAACATTGTTCTCACGCTCGCCAGAAGGTGTTCCACAAACGTATATTTGATAGCCAGTTTCCCAGGTATTAATGGTTGGCATAAGCTCAACCCACACAGTCCACGGGAAAAATCCTGCCTCATCTACAACTAAGACAGGGGTATGCAGTCCAATAACAGATGTTCCTGTTGCTTGGATACCGGCAATACGACAATCTATAGTTACACCGTTTACAAAACCTATATCAAAAGTTTGCGAGTTAATGGTATTTTTATAGTGTTTTAGGAAAGGGTGTAGGGAAAGCCATCTGACCAACTTTCTCCAGAGAGGAGTTAAGTGAACTCGGTTAGGAGTTAGTACAGCTACTATGGGAGTGTCGAAAAAATTATTTATAGCATAGTAAACTAATTTATCTATTAAAGCCTCAGAGTTATGTGAATAAATATCATCTGCAACTAATGTATGATATTTTTCTACTTCTATTGAGTAGGTCTGTCCCTCACCCATTGGTATAAGACTTGTAATCTTAACCCACCTAACCTGACGAAATCTTTCTAACTGAGCATCTGGATTAACTATCTCAGATGTTTTTCTAATGGTTGGATAGTATCTTAGTGGCCTAGTCCACCTTTCTGATTTCTGATGTTGTTTATAGTCTCTATAGTTAGGCAGGGGAAGAACATCAGATGTACTATTCTTTTTACTTACGGGTATATTCTTTCTCTCTGTATAAAAACCTATCTCCTGCATAAAGAGACTTGCATCTGTACCAGATAAACTAATATTCCAATTATCTCTTTTGTATGTTTTCTTCTTGCTTATACTGCCCTGGATACCAAACCTTAATAATAGATGTTTAACTCCGAAAGCTAATTCTTTTGAAGAGGACGAATAACCAACCTCGTCACCAGTATTCCATCCGTCTCCACCAAATAATCTACTTAAGAATATAGCAAGTTTATCTTTCGGAAGTCTGAATACAAATTCTGGAATAAACTTCTCATGAGAGTACTTATCTAATAAGTCTA